AATAAAATTTCCTTCGCGTCTGTGTATAAATTCATAGAATTTGTCCGCATCACCAATACCTCCGCCAAATGCAACCATATCGACATTCTCAAGAGTATCGCGATTAAACTCAGTTTCATCGAATAACTTGAGATTGTACTCCCCCTTCAAAGATGTGATTAGACCATCGCAACATTCATCAGAGCATTCTGGATCATGTGTGAAAATTGCGATAGATTTTTTCATTAGAACCACGTTTTATAAATCATTGATACAGCGAAAACCAACCAGATGATTCGCAAGATATTATCAAAAACCCTTTCGTATATTCCTAACCATTTCATACGAAGTTCCTCGATTTAGGGTTTGCGATTCTATTTGCTTCATCCACTAATTCAGAAATCGAAGGGGGGTATTTCGTTTTTGCGATCACCCCGTGGACTGGATCCGCCAGTTGCTGGAGAACGCTTGGGCTGTAATTTGATAGGGCCTCTACCGCCGTCAGGATGAAATGGCTCGGATTGCTCATGTGCTTCAGGTTGAAGCAACCCATGATCTTCTGAACCGCCTCCTCCGCTGATAACGGCCTCCCACTCACGATTTTTGGTTTCGATCCTGCGCTGGAGTATTGTGAACACATTATCGATTTCCTTTTGCTTAGCTAAATCAGCCGCCGATTGCCTATCACTCAGCACCGCCGAGATGTACGGTATAGGATCTCTGGCGTTGTTGTCAACCGCAGATTTAATGGCCCTCGAAACTTTTTGTTTGTCTCCTCCAACTCTCTTCAAGAAGCCGCCAAGGAGTGAACGAGATTTCTTTTGATCGATACCCAAACCCGCCAACAAAGATAAATTATTTTGCCAAAATTCCTGATCTTCCGTCAGAAACGTAGTTTCTGTATTTATATTAGTATCACTAATAGTATCCTTAATAGTATCCGTTACCCTTATTTGGGTATCTTTAGATGAAGATTTGGGTACCTTATCGGTAAAATTGGGTACCCTTTCATCCTCTTTTAAGTTAATCTTAAAGACAACTATTTGTTTAGTTTTGCCCCTTCTTTCACCCGTATCTGTCAAAAAGCCAAGCTCTTCTAATGACGCTAAAGACTTGCGAACAGTCTTGATGTTCAAGCAAGTGTATTCAGCTAATGCGGCGGCGCTAGGGTAAGCTTCATTGTCCTCATTGGCGAAGTTAGCCATAATGAGCAAAACAAACTTATCGGAACTGGATTCAAATTTTTGCTTGGCGGCCCAAGCCATTGCCAAAAAACTCATAACTTTCTCCAAACTTGCAATGAAGAGAAAGTTGTTTTATATCTAAAACAGTTTCGGGCTTTCTCTTCAGACTTCAGTCCGGAATAGGCTCGTCAAAGCCGATATTCCTTCACTCCTCCGCTCTTTAGCGGGGGAGTTTTTATTTTACCTTATTTTTCGATTTAGTCAATTTCTTGTTGGGGATATATGACGTTATCGTGATGTTATAAAACAACTCGGCGGCCTTCCTTCTAAGCCGAAAAGCTGGATCCTTATCTGTAAAAGCAGACTTCACATCCTCAATTATGATCTTAGCGGGATTACCAAGTAATAAGTATTTAAAATCAGCAGTATAATTACAATAATGCTGATTATTAATCGTAACGGGATATTTAGGTTGAAGCTCTAAAGCACGAATCTTTCCAGCCTCTAAAAGAAGCTTAAGCTCTGAATAACGAATCATCTCGATTTTGGAATCAAAGACTATTCCGTCAAGCGTTCTGTCCGCCTTCGATGCTACTTTGAACTTCTTCGTGTACATTAGTCTTTCTCGTAAACGGGAAAAAATCTTCGGGAGAAAGCATTATACCACGTTGTTTGGCGGCTACCATCAATTCGATTTGGCGTCTATGCGGGATAAGACCGCCTGTGCCGCCCTCTTCGATTGAATAAGTCCATTTATATACAGCCTGTACAGACAACCCTAGCATATTCGCCACATTGCGTGGACCACCAAGCTTATTAATAACCCGCTTTGCTATCTTTTGCATAATATCCCCTTTAATAGAAAGTTATCACTTTCTAGTTGAATTACTAACTAATTTGTGTCACCATGTCAATGACAGGAGGAGAAGTATGGCTGTTCTATCATTTTGGAGTGACGAAGAAGTCGAACTATTGCGAAGGTTAGCCGAGCAGGGCGTATCTACACGCGAGATGACGAAGCATTTTAAGGGGAGATCTCGGAATGCTATTATTGGCTTTATGAACAGGAACGATATTAGGAATGATCCTTATAGCGTCAGGATTCCTAAGCCGCTTAAAATAAAAAAAGAAAAGAAAATAAAAATTAAACAAAGATTTACTAAAGAAAAACAGAAGCCTAATTTTAAATACGCAAAAGATCCAGTCAAAAATAAACCGCCTCATCCCATCACTATTATGCAATTAAATAGCCGCCATTGTAGAGCTGTTGTGAGCCCTATTAATGGTTCAGATACGCTTTATTGTGGGCGGGATGCATTGACGGGGAAATCATGGTGCAGTTTGCACCATAGGGCATTTTATCTCCCAGCAGGAGTTAGACAATAATGTCTAATATTAATTTAAACAACGTGTTGGATTTTATCGAATCACTTGGCATCAACATCGATAAAGTTAATCATTCAGGAAAGCACACAAAGATATATGTCAATTTTAAGGGTCAGAAAAAACTATTCGTTTCTTCCAGAACACCATCAGATCGGAAAGCTTATCTCAATTTCCAATCCGATGTTAAAAAATGGCTTAGATCAACAGGTGGAACAGTTTAAAAAGGCTGTCGAACAATATTTCGAAATAGAAAGCATGACGATGACGTATAAAAATATTAAACAGGGCATACCATTAAATGGCCTAAATATAACCACTGAAAGAGGAAAAGAATCATCCCGATATATGGATGAGGGTCTTAAAATATTTGAGGAGACTTATCCTAAAACAATTCTCATTAAAACGAATCAAGACAATCCTATATCCTTCGATGGATTTACGACTCAAGCAGGTACATTAACGGGTATCTTTGAATTTAAAGCTCGGGATTGTGAAAAATCTGAATTTGAAACAACTTATAATAATGATTGGTTGATCACATTTCAAAAAATCATAGATTGCCAATCAGTCGCTCAATGTTTGCGCGTCCCCTTATGGGGTTTCTTATATTTAATTCCAAGTAAGACATTGGGATTAATAAAGATTTGGTGCCCAGACAATGGGTGGTGTAATTTTTATGTGAGCAAAACTAAAACCCAAAAGACTGTCGATGGAGGCGTTATAATTCGTGACAACGCATATATATCGATGAACTCAGCTTATTGGATTAAATAAACAGTTGACATTAATTTAGTAAGCGCGTATAACTACCTTTAGTGAACGGGAGTATCACAAATGGCATTAACTAAAGAGCAACTTGAGTTTCGCAGTAAGATTATTGGCGGATCTGATTCTAATATTATTATGGGCGGCAATGATGAACGCATTCTCCGCCTTTGGAAAGAAAAGCGCGGGGAAGCTGAGTTAGAGGATTTATCATCTATTCTTCCAGTTATGATGGGCACATTCACTGAGCCATTTAATATACAATGGTTTGAGAAAAATACGGGCCGCAAAGTTACCCACAACGGTGTGCAACAGAAGTCAGAAGAGTATCCGTATATGGGTTGCACATTAGATGGTTTAACAGATGATGGTGAAACAATCTTTGAAGCAAAGCACGTTTCTGCTTTCGCTAAAGAAGAGGAAATACTCGATAAGTATTTACCTCAATTGCACCACAATATGATTGTTATGGGCGTAGAAAAAGCTGTTCTTTCAGTGTTCTATGGGAACCATAAGTGGGAAAAATATGATGTGTCAAAAGACGCTATATATGCTTCCATCCTCCAAGGCGCTGTAGAAAACTTTTGGAACTGCGTACGAAATGGGACTCCGCCAGTCACGATTAATGCGCCTAAACCAGTTGACCCTAAACTAATTGTGGACTTCACAGGTAACAATCAATGGGCTAACTTTGCCCAGCAATATCGTGAAAACCTCAAGTACAATAAATTATTTGATGACGCAGCAAAGGGCCTTAAGAGCATGGTGGACGAAGATGTCGCCGAAGCCCATGGGCATGGTGTTTCATTAAAACGGGATAAGCGTGGATCGCTTCGTATTAAAGGAGAATAGTATGGAATATCCAATTAATAAAATTGAACGGGCAATGTATTGGGCTGTTAAGTGTGAAGAGCTTAACTATGCATTGGAAAACTTTACTGAAGTTGCCCACACACAAGAAGAAGTCATACATATTAAAACTAAACTTAGAATTTTAAAGTCCGCTTTATATCACGCAGAAAAAGAATATGATCGGTACATAAATTTATCAAATGACGCATTTGGTATCGAATGGATCAATCGTGACCATGATTTTGAAACACAAGGAAATGCATAATGTTTACATCAGATAACGTTGACCAAATTGCAACTGCTTTCGCATTGGCGCAATTAGAATTGGAAAATCCTCCAAAGAATAAAATTAACCCTCATTATAACAGTAAATATGTGGATTTGTCAGATGGCTTGGAAAAAGTTCGTAAAGTATTTGGAAAGCATGGAATCGCCTTTATTCAAGCTACACGGGCTGATGGGGATATTATTATACTCCACACACGTTTAATACATAAAAGCGGTCAATGGATTGAATCGACATACCCTGTTTGTGGTTTAGATAAACATCAATCAATGGGTAGTGCTCTTACATATGCTCGCCGCTATTCTTTATTTTCCATGGTCGGTGTCGCCGGTGAAGACGATAACGATGGCAACGATGCAGCTATGGCTAAACCACTTCCTAAGAAGGAAAAAGAGCCAAAGTTCACTAAACAGGAAAGTGAAGAAATGCTCAGCGATATGGTTGAGGCATTGCAGAAGATTGATAACTTAAAGGATCTCAGTAAATGGGCATCTGAAAACCAAGTTCATAAAGTTCGTATGATGCCCGCTCATCAGAACGAAATTTCCGCCCTGTTTATTGAAATTCAAAATTACTTGAAGCAGGAAAATGCCTGAGAAACTTAATATGCGGCGGTATGGGGCGGCTCTTATCCCTTGTTCCCTCGTAGACGAAGAAGCATTGATGGAATACGCCAATGGGCAGGACATAACAGTCACTATCCATAGGCAAAGAAGTAGTAAGCAAAATAGATTCTTTTGGGCATTACTCCAAAAAGTTTGCTCGAATCATGATCTGTATCAAAAGCCAGAACAACTTTTAACTTGGTTAAAAGTTCGTTTGGGCTATGTGGAACAAGTTAAATTTCACGATAAAGAAATATGGTGGACAACAAAATCCATAAGTTTCAATAAAATGGGACAGGATGAATTTAGAAAGTTTTTTGATTCATCCATGGATTTAATAATTACGGAAGTTATTAAAGGAATAAGTAAAGAAGATCTGATCAAAGAAATCGAATCAATGGTTGGATTTAATTTAGACCAAATCTGAAAAGGAAATAAATAAAATGGACTATGAAATGAAAGATATGACATTCACTATGTTTACCAATAAGTATAAAAAAACGGATAAACATCCTGATTATACTGGCGACATCAAAATAGATGGTAAAATTATGCGTATCGCTTGTTGGGAAAAACTTGATAAAAATAAAAACACTTTTTTGTCTGGATCAATTGAAATTAAAGATGAAAGCAAAAAGAAAGATACTCCATTTAATAAAAATAAAACTGAAGAACATTCTAAGGAAAATTTAGATGACTCAATCCCATTCTAAAGTACAAAGCATCGTGGGCGTGTCTGAGGGCCGCCCAGATGATGATTTTTATAGGACGCCTTCATCTGCTGTAGAGGCGCTCCTTAAGGTTGAAGAATTTCATGGAAATTACATATGGGAACCAGCTTGTGGGGATGGGTCCATATCAGAGGTTCTTCGTAACCATGGCTATAGAGTCTATTCTACAGACCTTATAGAAAGAGGATATGGTATTACTGGTATTAATTTTCTTAATACTTTGGAGAAACCAGCCCACGTTATTACTAATCCGCCCTATAAACTCGCTCAGCAGTTCGTAGAGCATGGTCTAAAAGTTAG